TGAACTTTGGGAAGATTGTTATTATGTCAGATGCTGATGAAGATGGTAACTCCATTGCTTGTACACTTATAAATCTTTTTTATACTTTCTGGCCAGATATTATTAAGAAGGGTAAACTACTTAAAGCCATTTCACCTTTGATTATTGCTAAAAACAAGAAAACAAAGGAAGTTAAAAAATTCTTTACTTTGAATGAGTATAAGAATGATGTGGATTTTGAAAATCTTACAGACATTTCTTATTTTAAAGGCTTGGGATCAATGTCAAAGGTCGAATATAGAGAAATGATGGACAACCTTTTAATTGTTGAAGAAGATGATATGTCTAGGGAGTCTCTTGATATGGCCTTTGGGAAAAATGCAGAGTTAAGAAAAAAATGGCTAATGGAATAAAAAAGACACCCTAACATAAATATCAAAAACATAATTATTTGGGGTCTTTTTTATAAATAACCATATATAGAAAAAAGGAGTATATGGTTATGTATTATTATCTTTATAAAATAACAAATAAAATCAACAATAAACAGTATATTGGAGTTCATAGAACTAAAAATTTGGATGATGGATATATGGGATCTGGAATAGTTATTAAGAATGCTATTAAAAAACATGGGAAAGAAAATTTTGAGAAAGAAATTTTAGAATTTTTTTCTTCTCAAAAAGAAATGTATGAAAAAGAATATGAGGTTATAGATGATGAATTTGTAAAAAGAACAGATACTTATAATATAAGAACTGGTGGATATGGTTATAGATCGGAAGAAGTTAAAGATACAATTGTGATTGAAGATAAAGATGGTAATCGATTTAGAGTAAGCACAAAAGATGAAAGATATATATCAGGAGAATTTAAACCCATTTTAAAAGGTAAAGTTATAGTTAAAGATGAAGACGGAAATATTTTTTGTACAACATCAGATGATCCAGATTATATATCTGGTAAACTGGTTGGACACTCAAAAGGATATAAACATTCTAAAGAAAGTAGAGATATTATGTCAAAAAAAAGAACTGGTGAAAAAAATCATGCCTTTGGAAAAAAATGAATTAATAATGGTATTGAAAAAAAATATGTTCCATCGGAAGAAGTAGGATTATGATTAGATAAAGGATGAAAATTGGGATTGGCACTCACAAAAAAAATGTGGATTAATAAGGAAGGAAAATTAAAATTTGTAGAGGAATATGATATTGAAAAGTGATTAGAAATGGGGTGAAATATTGGGTATAAAAAATATTAACGAAAAGAATGGTTGCTTTCAAATTAGTTTACTTCCTATCAAAAAATGTGTAAGGTGGGTTTATGAAAAAAACGATCACAGATTTTATTAATGATGAATATAAAAACTATTCAAAGTATGTAATGTATAATAGGGCAATCCCCCATGTCATTGATTCCTTCAAAATGGTTCAAAGAAAGATTTTCTTTCTCATTAAGGATCAAAAGGATTTTATCAAAACAGCGTCATTGGCTGGTAATTTGATTTCTAAGGCAGGTTACAACCATGGGGATACATCGGCTGGTTCTGCTGCTTCCCTCATGGCACAGAGCTTTGTAGGGGCAAATAACGTACCTCTCCTTGATTCGAAAGGTTCTTTTGGGAATAGATTTATTACTGAACCTTCAGCAACAAGATATACTTATGTTAAGGCATCTAAGTATATTCCCTATATTTACAAGGATTTTGATCTTTGCCCAGAGAACCTTGATCCTGAGAACCCGGAACCTTTATACTATCTTCCAATCATCCCAACAGTTTTGCTTAACGGAATCAGGGGCATTGCCGTAGGTTTTGCTTGTGATATTCCAAGCTTCAATATTAAAGAGTTGATTGATAATTGTCTTAATGTCCTTAAGGGTAAAAAAGTAAAACCCATTCTACCTTATTGGTATGGATATAAAGGAACAATTGAAAACGATAGTGAAGGAAATCTTGTCCAATATGGGATCTTTAAAAAATTAACAGAAACAAAGATTCAAATTTTAGAAGTCCCAACTTGTTATGATCGTGAAAAGTATATCACACATTTAAACAACCTAATAGATAAGAACATTATTTCATCTTTTACTGAATCTTCAAAAGATGACTGGAACATTATCATTACACTACCCAAAAAGTCCGTAGTATGGAATGATCCTATTAAACATCTTAAACTATATAACAATATAAACTATAATCTTACTTGTATAGATGAGAACTACAATCTTAAGATTTTTGAAAATCCAGAAGATATAATTGAATATTTTGTAAAGTTTAGAGTTGAAGTAGTTGAACAACGACGATTGAAAAAAATCAAAGAGTATATTGACCTTATAAAGTTCAATATGGATAAGATTAGATTTATTAAAGCCGCAATGGATTATGATTTTAAGAACAAAACAAAAGATATTATATGGAAAGATTTTAGTAAGGATTTTGATAAAGAAAATCTTGAAAAGTTCCTAAAAATGTCTATTTCTTCCATAAATAAAGATACGATGGAAGAAATCAAACAAAAGGTTATGGAGTACTTGGAATTGAAAAAGTATTTCGAAAACATAACCAAAGAAGATCTTTACATTAAGGATCTTGAAGAATTGAAAAAACTTTGTAAAAAGGAGAAATTGTAATGGGACAATGTGTTAAATGTAAAGAGTTTATTCCACCTGACTTTATGATGGAAGATAAGAAGTGTGCTTTTTGTACTAGAGAACAGAATGTTTTATTTGGTCCTAACGGTGAAGCATATGCCAAACATGATGTTATTTTAGATTATAAACAACTTCTTGGTGAACTAAAAGATGCTGAATCTATTAAAGAAGCTCATCTTTTATCAGTTCTTAAAAGGGAAGGTTTGAGATAATGGCCAAAAAGCCAGTTGAATATTTTTAAACTGGTTTTTTATAAATAGTAATATGGAGGATTATATGAAAAAATTTTACTATTTATATAAAATAACAAATATTATTAATGATAAAATATATATCGGTATTCATTGTACAAATAATCTTGAAGATGGATATATGGGTTCCGGGCACGATCTATTAAAAGATATTAAAAAATATGGAAAGAATAATTTTAAAAAAGAAATTTTAGAGTTTTTTGATTCTATAGATGATTTAAAATTGGCAGAAAAAGAGTTAGTTAATAGAACTTTTGTTTCGTCTAATAAAACTTACAACAAGTGTTTGGGTGGTGGTGAGTTAGTAACATACAACCATGTATTAAATAAAACTAAAGATGGTAAAATAGAACTTTTATGTAAAGATAGTGATGAATATAAAAGTGGTGATTGAGAATATCCATTTAAAAACACTACACTTATGCAGAATAAAAATGGTGAACGTAAAAGAATATGTAAAGATAGTGATGAATATAAAAGTGGTGATTGAGAACGTTTAACAATATTTAAAAATTTAAAAACAAACACACATGAACTTTCCACAACCAATGATCAAAGAATAAAAACAGGAGAACTTGTTGGTGTTAATACTGGAAGAGTTTTTGTGACTGATGGGGATAAAAAATTTTGAACAACTTGTAACGATCCTAGATATGTTTCTGGTGAATATGTTTCTCTTATTAAGGGTAGGGTTTTGGTTAAAGATAAAAATGGAAATAATCTTATGGTTTCAAATGATGATCCTAGATATATATCTGGTGATTTGGTTGGAGTAACAAAGGGCATGGGGTCTTTTAAAGATAAAGATGGGAACATATTTATGGTTGGTGTAGATGATCCAAGAGTATTATCTGGTGATTTGGTTGGAGTAACAAAGGGATTTAAACAATCTGAAGAAACAAAAAAGAAAATTAGCAATGCTCAGAAAGGCAATCCGTCTACAAAAGGTTATAAATGAGTACACAATGAATTAGAAAGGAAAGTTGTTAAGGAAGATCAACTTTTAAATTTCCTAGAAAATGGGTGAGTTTTGGGAAAAGGAAAAACAAAAAAATAAAAAAAGGAATATTGATGAGTAAAAAAATTAGTGTGAAACCTCAAGGCAGGTTTATGTTTCATAGTTTTTGTGCAGACACAGGGGGCTGTGGAATCATTAGAACATGGATTCCTTCTATGTTAATGACCAGCTTTAGATATAAGGCGGCAAATTTTCTTTCTACTTATAACTATTCCTATGTTTCTGATTCCCATTTTTATGATAATATGTTTTTTGTTAAGTTTCAAAGACCTGCTGAAGAAGCCCATGTAAAGATGATTAAGGATTTGAAATTTAGGATTAGACAAGCACCAGTTGTTATAGACTATGATGACTATGTTTTTGACATTCCAGAAATTAACATAGCATCATCTTATTATACAGAAAGGGTAAAATATATTGAAGAAGCTCTTTCTATAGCTGATGGTATCACTGTTTCTACCGACTTTTTGAGAAACAAGTTATTGAAGTACAATTCAAATATTTCAATTGTTCCAAATTATCTTCCTAAATTTATATGGAAGGAACCAGAATTTGACTTAGAGCGGCCCATGAATGAAAAGCCGAAAATTCTTTATCCAGGATCATCTACCCACTTCAATCAAAAAGGATCTGGTGGTGATTTTGAAAGTGAGCTAATTGATTATATCAAATCAACCACAGATAAGTATGAATGGCATTTCATTGGTGGCTATCCTTATGATCTAAAGGAAAATAAGGACGTTTTTATACATCCTTGGCAATCCTATTTTGAATACCCAGACTTCATTAAATCATTGAATGTTGATTTGGCGATTGCTCCACTAGAAGTAAATGATTTTAACAAATCTAAATCCAATATCAAGTTTCAAGAGTATGTTGCTTCTGGTATTTGTGGGATCTTTCAAGATATCGAACCATATAAAAATGCTCAGTTAAAGGCCAAGAGTGCTAAAGAATTTATTGACCTTATTGAGTTTTACGCATATAGACCAAAGAAGCAATATGATGTGTGGTTGAAAGATTATGAAACTTTGAAGAATGATTTATTTTTTGAAGGTAATGAACTAAAATGGTTCAATAGACATCTAAAACTTTTTAATCGGGAGATTAAGTAAAATGCCTGGAATTGTAAGACTTGGGGATGTGTGTTCTGGACATGATTGTTGACCATCAAGACCAAATGATGAAGCAAGTACAAATGTATTTGTCAATAATTTAGGAGTGCATAGGTTAGGGGATCATTGGGTAACACATACTTGCGAATCTTCTCATGATGGTGTTGCATCTTCTTCAAGTCTTACAGTTTTTTGTAATTCAAAGGGTGTTTGTAGAATTGGTGATTTGGTTAGTTGTGGTTCTACAATGGTAGAAGGAAGCTCAGACACATTTGCAGGAGATTAGATGGAAAATTATAATGAATTGGCTTTTGAAGAAAAATTGGAATTATGTAAAAAGATAGACAAGATTAACCTAGCTTTGGTTGATATTATTGATGATATTGTTAACATAGATGAAAACACTATTGGCATTAAACTTGCTAAAAACATAGTTGTTTACAATGAGGGCAGTTGTGTTACAATCAACAAAGGTTATTCTGTCCAAGTGGCAAAAGAAATCCATCTAAATCCTTCTAAAACTGATGATGAAATTTTAAAAATGTTAACCCCCAATAAGGAGTAAAAATGTCTCAGGAAATTTGGTGTTTCAAGTATGCACCCAAAACACTTGATGAAATGATTCTTTCTGATGAGATGAGAGAAACATTAAAGAAGGTTATTATTGAATGTCCTAATGTTCTATTGGTAGGAAAACCAGGGACTGGCAAGGGCACATTCATGGATATTCTTCTTAGGACAACAGAATATGATTTTATGAAGCTTAATGCTTCTGATGAGAATTCTATTGATGTTGTGAGGGATAAAGTTAAATCATTTGCTACTTCTTTGGGCATTACAGATAAGAAAGTTGTATATCTTAATGAGTCTGATCACCTTTCTTTTCAAGCACAAGCTGGACTAAGGGATATGCAAGAATCAGTTCAAAAAAATTGTAGATTCTTTTTCCTTGCCAATTACCCTCAAAAAATTATTGATCCTATCAAATCACGTTGTCAGACAATTACTTTAAATGATCCACCTAAAGATCAACTTCTTAAGTTTTGTTTCAAGATCCTAAAAGAAGAAAACATCGAAGTCAAGAATAAGTCTGGAGTAGTTGAGATTATTAAAGCTCATTACCCAGATATCAGACAAATTGTTAATACTTTACAACTTAATTGTAACAATGGTGTTTTTGATACTGTAAAGATTTCAACTACATCTGAGGTATTTGATACAATCTTTAAGAACATGAAAGATAAAGATGTTGATGAAATTCGAAAAATTCTAAGAACTGAAAGCGTTGATTATAATGAACTATATAACTTTCTTTATGAAAAGGCACCAGAAAGCAAAAGCCCTGGAGATTTTGTAATATCTATTGGTGAATATATGTATAGGGATTCTTTTGTTGCTATTAAGGAAATTAACTTCATGGCGTTCTTCTTTGAAATGATGAAAAAGGGAGTTATCTAATGATTTATCCAATACATCTTCATTTACGTGATGCCTACAATACAGAATTTGAAATGGAAACTAAACTATATCTTGAATACATTCCTAGAGAATATGAAAACATTAGTTTCAATGGTGTTGAATATGAAGTTGAAAAAATTCTATATAATATTGTTACTGAGGAAAGAATGGAAGTTCTAACCAATATTAATCTTTATTGTACAAAAATAGAACTATAGTATGGAAGAAAAACAAACCATCTTTGATTTTCTTAATTCTATCAATGAAAAGAAAAGAATTGAGATCAACAAAAAAGACTTCTCTGGATATATGGTAAGTCTTTGGTTAAGTCATGCTCAAGATTGTATAGACGTTGTGAATGATATAAATCCTTATATTTTTAACACACCAGAAAAATATATCTATGAGTACTATTTTGATAAAATTTCTAAAAAGAAGAGGTTTATTAAGTATACGAAGAAAGACAAAACCAAAGAAAACAAGGAACTAGAGGCTTTTAAAGAATCCAAAAACCTATCTAAAAAAGAAGCTCAAAAATTTGCAAAGCTTTTTTAGTTTACTTCTCATCAAAAAATGTGTATGTTTATAAAAATTGTTCGAAGGAGAAAATATGTTAGTTAATGTAAAGAATTTTAATAATCTTCTAAGGAAGGCAACACTCAACTATTCTATCAATTCATTTCATTGTGAAATCACACCTGAAAGAATTACATCAAGAATGATTAAACCTTCCAAGGATGCAATTGTTTGTTTAGATCTTCCTAATGATACTTTTAAAGAAAATAATGAAACACTTTCTTTTAACTTTATCGAACCAAACAGTTCAATCGTTCCTTATCTAAATCTTATTGATTCTGAAAATGTTGATTTCATTGTAAGGAATGAAAAGATCATTGTGAAGGATGGAAAACAGAAGTCAAACCTTTTCTTCTGTGAACCCGAAATTCCTTCAAAGTTTGGTGCATCAGAACCAAAAGGAAAATTTGATCCTTTTATTACTATCGATGTGGATGAAGATTTTCTTGATTCTTTTAATAAGATTAAGAAAATCGGAAACAAGTTTGGCAAAGTGTATTTCTCTAATAGTGATAAAATGTTTAAAATGGAGACTACAGATAAGAAAAACAAGTTTTCAAATGGTCTAAGTTTTGACATTAAGGAAACAAATATCAAGGATAACATTTCAATTTGTTTTGATTTTACAAATTTTATAAATATGTTTTCAGTTCTTGATAATGATGTTTCATATGCTCTTTCTTTCATCTACATTAAAGAGAAAGAAATGGGCCTAATGTCTTGTACCAGAAAGAACGAAGAAACAGATGTGATTGAAAGATATTATCTTATGTCGAAAATGGAAATTTAGGGGGAATAATGAAAGTTGTTAGAATTGAGTATATGTTAGGGGAAAACAATTGGAAGTGTTGTATTTTGGCAAAGGATGTTGCAGATGGAATTAAATTTCTAGAGGGATATCTGAAGGCAGAATTTAGGGTAACTTCAACGGAAGAAGTTTGTGAAGTCCATGGGGTTTCAACAAATATTCTTTCATTGTTTGGAAAAACAGAAGTTAAAAAAGAAGAAACAAAGAAAACAGAAATTGGAAAGAGGGGTCCAGGAAGACCACCAAAGAAATAGTGAAAGGGGAGCTAAATACTCCCCTTTCACTATTTCTTATGTCCAAAGCCTAGTTTGTTCTTCACCAGCAAGTCTAAGAGCATGTTTCAATTGTTCTTTAGTTGCTTGAATCTGTGTATTATCAGCAAGAACCCATAAAGTAGTTTCATCGTCTTCCATAGC